CAACAACTTAAAAACGAGGACAAAAATGGACAAGAATTTGTATTCTATTTACGACAAAAAATCTGGAACATATATGCAGCCATTCGTGGAACTTACCGATGGCACTGCAACACGAGCTTGTATGGATTTATTAAAAAATCCAAACACACCTTTCAGCAAATTTCCAGAAGATTTTACTTTAATGCGAATAGGAAGCTGGGACGAATTAAAAGGTGAACCAAAATCAGAAATACCACCCGAATTTATAGTTGAGTTAGACAATTTAAAACAGGAGTAAAAAAATATGTTTGGACCCATGGGAACATTACCAAGTACTTTAACTAAGGATTTTAGTAGAGTACCAAAAGTAGATATTCAAAGATCAGTATTTAACCGTGACCACGGTTTAAAAACAACTTTTGATGCGGGATATTTAGTGCCCGTGTTCTATGATGAGGCTTTGCCTGGGGACACGTTTACAATGGACGCTAACGGTTTTGGCCGTTTAGCAACACCAATTAATCCATTTATGGATAATTTATATATAGAAACATTTTTCTTTGCAGTTCCATATCGATTAATATGGAACAACTGGGAAAAGTTTTGCGGTGAGCAAGACAATCCAGGAGATAGCACAGATTATTTAGTACCAATAACTAGTGGTACAATAACAAATAGTACACTTTATGATTATTTTGGCGTACCAACAGATGTAAGTTTATCATTTAATAATTTATGCGGTAGAGCATATAATTTAATATATAACGAATGGTTTAGAGACCAAAATTTACAAGATAGTGTTACAGTAGATAAAGGTGATGGCCCAGATACTTTATCTAATTATACATTATTAAAAAGAGGTAAAAGACACGATTATTTTACTAGTGCTTTACCTTGGCCCCAAAAAGGTGATGCTGTAGCTTTACCCTTAGGAACATCAGCACCTGTTTATGGAACAGGTACATTAGGTCTAACTGATGGAGCTACATCTTATGGTTTATCTGCTAATGCAACTGGTACATATTTAGATACTTCAACTGGAACATATAATACTGCAGTAGGTACTCCTCCTACTGGTACAGGATCAACTAATAAAAGCTTAGGCGTGGTTGATATTAATGGAGACAGTGGTTTAGAAGTAGATCTTTCCGCAGCTACTGCGGCTACTATAAACCAATTAAGAGAAGCATTTCAAATACAAAGATTGTATGAAAAAGATGCTAGGGGTGGAACAAGATATACCGAAGTAATTCAATCACACTTCGGAGTAACTAGCCCAGACGCTAGATTACAACGCCCCGAATACCTTGGAGGCGGAAAAGATAGGATTAATATTAATCCTATAGCACAAACAAGTAGTACAGACGCAACAACACCACAAGGTAATCTTAGTGGTTATGGTACTACCGGTTTTACCGGCCATAGATTTAATAAATCATTTACTGAGCATAGCGTAGTAATAGGTTTAGCTTGCGTATTCGCTGATTTAACATATCAGCAAGGATTAGCCAGACATTTTAGTAGACAAACAAGATGGGACTTTTATTGGCCTGCCCTCGCCCATCTTGGTGAACAAGCTGTGCTAAATAAAGAAATTTATGCACAAGGAACTACTGCTGATGATGATGTATTTGGATATCAAGAAAGATATGCAGAATACAGATACAAACCAAGTCAAATAACAGGTCAAATGAGATCAAACTTTGCACAAAGTTTAGATACATGGCATTTGGCACAAGATTTTGGAAGTTTACCTGCATTAAATGCGAGTTTTATAGAAGAAAATCCGCCAGTTGATAGAGTAACAGCAGTACAAGATTATCCAAATTTAATATTGGATATGTATTTTAAATTAAAATGTACCAGACCAATGCCAACATATGGTGTACCTGGTTTAATAGATCATTTCTAATGTGGCAAGCTTTAGCGTCAGCAGGTGCTAGTTTATTAGGCACACATATGCGCAACAAAGCTGCAAAATCAGCTAGTGCGCGACAAATGGCTTTTCAAGAAAGAATGTCAAATACTGCTTACCAAAGAGGTATGACAGACATGAAAGCTGCTGGTCTTAATCCAATTTTA